GAGCCCGCCCGCCAGCAGCGCTTTAATGCGGCTGCGGGCGAACGGCAGGTATTTCTCCCCACCGAGAATCAGCTTGTGCTCCATGCAGCATTAGGACGCTGGCTGGGTCCATGTGAACGAGTCACAGGTGCTCGGTGCGCCGATAGCGATGACGATGTTGGACAGGGAGAAGTCGCCGCCCGAAGTGGCCACCGAGCCGTCGAGACGGGGCAATAAGTTCGAGGTGGTCGTACCGTCGTCGCCAGCGCTTCCACAGAAGCGCGCCCAGCCCGCTGTGCCTGCGGCGATGCCGTTAAAGCTCCAGACCTGGCGGGGGTTCTTGCTCAGGACACCGCTTGCGGGGGCATCGAAAGTAAGGCCGTTCACAGGGTTGACTCCGCCCGCCATGTTTCCGCCAGAGGTAGCCGTCAGGGTAGTGACGGTGGTAGCAACGACATAGCCATTGTGGGTTGCACCGGCCCCTGCACGCGGGCGGATTGTTACGACCGCGCCAGACACAGTAGCGGTGTAGTAACCATTACGGTTGATGGCGGCGCACAGGTCAGCAGCAGTAGTAGCAGCATCTGTTCGGAACGGCACAGCTCCATCTGCGATGATGTTAAAAGTACCGACCGTCACCGTGTTGATAGAGCCTGCGGCGCCAGCGACCGTGATCGTCTGCGATGCCTGGGACTCCATGGTCAGCGCAAGGGACGAGGATGTCACGATGCCTAACAGTGTGCCTGTGGCTGCGTTGTCAGCGCTTGCGGGCTGGGAACCAGAGTAGATGCGGATGCATCCCTGCCCGAGGGCACCGTTGAACCCTCCAGAGTTGACGAGTAGATCGCGGAGTTTTGTGGATAAACGTACAGTCATGGTATTTCCTTAGAAGTGATTGAAGGCGGAACCGCCTTGTTGAAGTGCGACTAGGTAGCGTTTTTGACCGCCCTGCCGAACGATGGTCCCGCCAGCCTGAATGCCTGGTGCGACACTCACCAATTTCTCAGTGAGATTCGAGAACGGGAGTGCGCTGCACACTCCGCGTGTTGTCCAGAAAAGAATCCTCTTGTCATCCATAGACCAGTGCTGGCCAGGGACTACGCCGTAATCGGCAAGTTGGGCCATTTGGGCGCCTGTGTAGGCTGAAATTCGATCATCAGTGCCAATGACAATTCCGGCATCATGTGGAGCCAGCATCAGCACGCGGCCTGGTACAAGAATGAAGTCGCTGGCAAGATTGAACAGGTGGTATGCCAGTGGCTGAGAGAACCACACCGCTGTCTGGCCAAGATCCGGGAAATACTGGGCTGCATAGATCCGACCAGCCCACTCCTGCGCCACATCACAGCCAGCAGGCAGCGCATGCAGATTGGCGGTCATCAGCTCATGGCCCAGTGCATCTGGCGATGCGCTCCAGACGATTGCAGATCCTGTAGGCGTGCCAACGTAGGAAAATACCGTGCTGTCCGCCGGGGCCAAGTACACATTGGTGCGCTGGCCGGCCACTTGCGGAATACCAGAGATTTGCAGCGACTGCGTGCCATTCAGCACCAGCTCTGCGATTTCTCCAGCGCCAGTCTCCCGGCCATCTTCCAGGGTGAACGTGAAGCAAACCCGGTACAGGCCTGCTGGAAGTGTGCCCGTAGTGGCTGCCAGTGTCGGCATTCCAGGAGCAGTCCACGCCCAATCTGACCGGCTGTTGTCCTGATGGATGATGCCGCTGTCGATACCGTTGTTGTAGAAAACCTGGTCATTGACCTCGCACCAGTACATTGCGGCAGGGTTCAGGCCGGTCTTGATGGTCACTCCGCTCATGGTCTTGAGCGTGCCTCCATCCACCAGATACATGCGCTTGGCGTCAAAGGTGGAAAATGCGCCAGTGAAGGAACCAACCGAAACCCGCGAATAGCCTTTTCTTACCTCAATGGCGCCAGCATCGGTGATGTTCACGTTATCTGCATACGTGAGTGCCCCCAACCCCAACTGCAGGGGGTCTGTCACGTTGTTGAGGCCAAGAAAGCTCTTTACCTCTGGGGATGATGCGGCCATGCCGGGCATGATGCAAACGCCATGGCCGCATTGCAAACCCTAGTGGGGGTTAAGCGGAAGTAGTAAGCGCCCTACGTGGATCTGCGAGAACCAGCATCCCCCGTGCTTCCGCCATGACGATGAAAGTCCGCCATGGGGTGGGCACAAAGGCCAGCCCGACGTTCGCAAACCCCTGCGCCGCCACCAGCAGCGACCCAAACCCAATGCCATGCACCGCGATGGCCAGCGGATTCAATGCCCTACTTGGCTCTGGCGTGGGCTCGAAGTCAATCGAGAACCCGCCGAACGAGTAGCTGCTGAACGAGAGCCTGCTAAATGAGGCCATCAGCCCCTCCAGAGGTTGCCTACGGTGCCGTCACCGATCACGGTTGCATCGTTCATTTTCTTGACGTTCGACGCAATCGGCGTGATATTGGCAGCAGCCAGTACCGCAGTAGCAATGTCCGCCGCAGTCGGCCCGGTCGAACCTGATACCGTCACCTCGCGGATCTCAATCTCTGGAAAGTCCACGTCGATGTCCACATCCACACTCACCGAAAGCGGCGTGCGGTCAAAGCAGTCACGCCCAGCCAGTCCGTCATCGGTAAAGGTGTCACGTACCAGCCGAATCTTGTGGCTCACGTTATAGGGCACGATGCGGCACCCGTACAGCAGCCGCACGTATGCGGGCGTGTAGCTGGTGCCTGTGATCTTGACGATGTTGCCACCCGCCTCGACCATGGGCTTGTACTTGCGGTGCGCCTCAGTCGTCCTGCGCAGCGCCCGCACTTCTCGGTACACATCCAGGGTGTCAAGGTTGGCGTCAACCGTCGCCGCCGCAAGATAGATGCGGCGGGCAGCGTAATCGACGGATGCTACGACTGGCATGGCTTAGTTGTTGTTGTCAGACGATGGGGCGCAAGTCACCGCAACCACTGGAGTCCGTGTGATGGTGAAGTACGTTGTGGCCTGCGCAGCACCGCCGTCGCCCTCCACAATCACCACGCAGTTTTTGTCCGCACCGGCCGAGAGTCCAGCCTGTGTGTTGGTGTCGTAGGCGTAGGCGAAGCTGATCTTTCCGCCAACCTGATTGGCCTGCACGTTACCCTTCACATCGGCGGGTGTGGCGTTCTGCACCGTCACAGCACCAGCAGTGTCAAAGTCAGCAGCCGCAGCGCCGTCCACATAGAACACGTGATACCAAGCGTTTGCATCAGCCAGCGCCGCCGTGCCCACGCTGATCTGCACCTCGGGGAAGAATGGGTAGGTCTTGGTAGCCGCAGCGTTGTCGGTCATCACCACGTTCTGCTTCTCAGCGGTACTCAAGCCCTCGATGAACAGGCCCGCGCCACCAATCGATGTGGTGACGATCTTGCCTGCAGCGTTGCGGGTGTACCAGAGACGACCATTCTTGCCGTTGTAGGTGCCAGCGCCAGTGTCAACGTCGGCGTCCTGCAAAGTCACCGCATCAAGGTAGGCGGCGCACTGTTGTGCCGTTCCTCCGCCCGTATTGTTCAACACCCATGTGAAGTTGCCGTTTGACTCGTTGAAGCCAGACTCCACCTGTGGGGCTGCCAGCTTTTCCAGCGTTATTCCGGTCCAGGGGGCAATCTTTGCGCCGCCGTAGACGTTGGCCAGCGTGTAGGCGTTGTTGGTGTTGATCGACTCGCCCACACCGTAGCCAGCGGAGAATCCAGAGAACTCGCTGATACCAGTCAGGACTGATGTGGTCTCGCCGGGGATGTAGCCCCATGAGCGCACCCGCACTACCAGAATGCGTGAGGTGTAGTCGAAGTTGCCCGCGCCTGCGTCGTACGTTGTACTGCCGTACACCTGCACTGCCTCGTTGATGTCACCAGCCCGCACAAAGTTGGTCCATGTGGCTGCTTGCAGTGTGGTTTCATCCTCGGCCGTCACCAGTGCCCAGTAAGGTGCCGTGCCAGCCTGAATGTCCACCAGCGACAGCACGCCGTGGTAGATGCGGTCCACATCAGTAGCACCGTCCAGCGTATTGGCATACTCAATGAATCCAGAGCCGCGAATCTTGGCCCGGTCAGTACCGTCCAGCTTCACGCCGTTGACAAAGGAGAACGCGCCAGCGAAGCGGTAGTCACCATCGGTGCCGCGCTTGTACTTGCGCAGTGTTTCATTCAGGCGGCGACGTGCGTTCTCAAAGTTGTACAGCGCACGCATGGTGATGCCGTCAAAATTGTTGAGCGAGTTGGTCTGCCCTGCGCTGCCGCCGATGGAGGTGTGGTCGAAGGTGGCAAGCTCGTCTGCACCAATGAGTTGAATCTCATTGTTCGCCACGTCGAAATAGACGTTGCCGTTTGGTGTGCTGCCGCGTGGGTTGGTGGACTCTTTAAGGGTCGTGGCGAAGTTCAGGTGGGTGATTGCAGTCATGTGTTACTCCAAAACAATATCGCCAGCGGCGTTGAGGGTCGAACCAGGGGTGTCAGTCAGCATCCATGTCTTCACGAATGCGGATATAGCGAGAGCAAGTCCAGCGCCACTGATGACCAGCGGCTGGCCAGTCACAGGGTCTTGCACAGTCTCCACTTGCATGGCGAACTCGCTGAACCTGCGATGCAGTGCGGCCGTGCGGTCAACGGTCTGCACGGTGTTGTAGTCGCCGTCCTTGTAGACCGTCTGGATCATTGCGCGCACCCACACCTCAGCCTCCTCAGCAGGAAGCTCTAGCGTGATTTGTTGGGCGCGTACTTTTTTAAGCATCGGTTTCCCTCGTCAAAGCAAAGGTGTAGGTGGTGGATGCTGCAGGCCCAGTGAGTTGCTGGCCATACTCTTTGTAACCCGCCAGCATGATCTGAACCCACACGTTGTTGCCAGCAGCGACACTGAATGAAAAGGTCGAGCCGGGGCAGGACTCGGTGCCTGCCAGCTCTGTGCCAAGGCTTCCGGCTGGTGAGTTGTCCAGGTCATACACCCGAATCTCTGCGCCAGCCAGAGACACCTGCGCGGCGACGGTAGTGGTGAGCACTGGAGCCGACAGCGTGATATTCGGACCCGTGTTGACCGGCGTGAACCCGGATGGGATCGACACAGTGACTACGCCACCAGAGCTGTTCACAAACTCCACAGAGCCGCCGAACGTGCAGGCGCTCAGGTCGTAGGTGCCAGCAGCAGTGAAGTCCACCTTGGTGCCAGAGAGCTTATGCGTGTAGGTGCCTGCGCTGGGCAGCAGGAGCCAGCCGCCAACGAGCGTGCCGTCACTACCCATACCAGGCCATGACAGTTTATAAGTCAAGGGCAACGCAAAGTTATTGCCATCTGTGCTGGTCAGGTTGACAGTGCTGGTCTGGTTGGCGCAAGCGTGGGCCTGCATGTAGGCGTAGAGCTTGGCAAAGGTATTGGCTGTACCTGCGCCCACCGTGATCTGTGAAGCGGTGACAGTCACGCCAGTGTAAGCTACGGCTGTAGCCTCAGATACCAGCGGGACGGGGTTGACTGTGCGCGTTGGGCTGGACTCATCAAACGTAAAGCCATAGTGCCTGCACTTGGTCACGAATGGGGAGTCAGGTACACCGTCAAAGTACACGCTACCTGCAGTCGAGGTGGCATCTGTCGCATCGTAGGAGACAGTGAACTGCCCATCGCCGCCAGAGCTATTGGTGACAGTAATGTCCCACTTCTCCCATGCGTTTGCTGCAGCGGCATTGGTGTAGACGACCGGCGTGATGCCGAGTCCGCTGACTGTCACTGTTGCGGTGATGGATGTCAGTGTGCGTCTGGCGTAGCCAATCAGCCGAACGGATGCACCAGCGGCGCAGGGCACGGTGATCTTGTATGGGCGCGAATAGCTCAACTTCTGGACATTGAACTTGAAGGATGAACTCGACCTGTAGACGACCGAATTATCCCGCGTGTAGGTGGGTACGGTGTTGGAGAAATTGGTGTAAATGTCCTGCTTTGTCGGGTCTTTGTCCCGGTTGATGATGGTGAGCCGCGCAGCATCCGGCGCGCCCACAGTGCTCAAGCTCGTAACCCAATACGGTGCCAGCGGTGCGGCTGCAGGGATGTAGCAGTCTTTAAGCGTCGTGTCCGCCATTTCCTGCACATTGAAAATATCAGTAAGTCGCACCTCGCCAAAGGAAACCCCAATAGAGCAGTTTTCCAGATAGGAGATTCCTTGGTGCCCTCCACTCAGAATTGAGAATTCAGAGTTGGTTACGCGGGTGTATGGGTTTTGGCCTGTAAAGCGGCCAGACGAAAACACATTCCCATCGAACTCCCAATACCCCAAATTGCCTGTGACGGCAACGCCGTAAATGTTTCGACTGAATAGACAGTCTTTTACCTGTGACGCTTTTTGACTTCCGTAAAGCCGAAGATGCTGGTTCCACGAAGTCGTTGGGTGGTCATTGCCAGACCAAAATACGCACCGCTCCAGTGGAAGTGTCATTAGGGAGCTTTCAACAGATAATGCAGTACCCCAAGACCCAAAAAAGGCACAGTCCACTACGCCCGTCA